GATTATATTCAAACAGTCGTAGATTTTTTAGATAGAACAATCAAGCAAATATCAAACCGTGGTTTTCAAATAAAGAATGCAATTGACTGGAGGAAGTTTACTAGTGGCGCAATCTAATAATGACAACCACCCGTTATTTAATCATAGATAAAGTAAACGAAGTATATCTTAAAATAGAAGCTGAGGCTGATATTCGTAGAGAACTTGGTGAGTATTTTACATTTGAAGTACCAGGCTTTAAGTTTATGCCTCAATATCGTAATAGAGTTTGGGATGGTAAGATACGTTTATTTTCATATGCGACTGGTAAAATATATGCTGGTCTTTATCCTTATATAAAAAATTGGTGTAAAGAAAACAATGTACATATAGTTGATGGTACAAAGATTAAAGAAAAAACAGTTGACAACAGTAAGATTGATGACTTAATCAAAGCACTTAAATTACCACACGAAGTTAGAGATTATCAAAGAGAAGCATTTAAGTATTCTGTTGAAAAAGATAGATGTTTATTGGTGTCACCTACAGCTAGTGGTAAATCTCTTATAATCTATCTTATGTTGATATATAATTTATTACGACTGAAAGATACTAAAGAAGATAAAATCCTTGTTATAGTACCCACTACATCGCTTGTAGAGCAGTTATTTAAGGACTTTAAAGATTATGGTTATAATAGTGAAAGAAATGTACATAGGATATACTCTGGCCATGAAAAAGAAACTAATAAGAGAGTTATTATATCTACTTGGCAATCAGTATATCAATTACCCAAGAAATGGTTTAGCCAATTTGGTATGATTATAGGTGATGAAGCTCATCTATTTAAAGCTGTGTCGCTCACAAAATTAATGACAAAATTAGAAAAGACCAAATACAGAGTTGGTTTGACAGGAACTTTAGATGGTAGTAAAACACATAAGTTAGTATTAGAAGGATTGTTTGGTCCTGTAAATAAAGTGGTATCTACTAGTGAGTTAATGGAAACAGGTAAACTTGCTGAGTTAAAAATTATGTGTTTAATATTACAACACGATCAAACTGCTAGACATTTTTTAAAAGACAAAACATACCAAGAAGAAATGGACTATTTGGTGTCTAATGAAAAAAGAAATAAATATATAAGAAACTTAGCGACTTCGTTAAATGGGAATACATTATGTTTATTTCAATATGTAGAAAAACACGGAAAGAACTTATATGAAACTATACGAGAACGAGCAACAGACAAACAAGTCTTCTATGTTCACGGAGGAGTTGACGCTGAACAAAGAGAAAAAATTAGAGAGATTACCGAGAAATCTGACAACGCTATTATCGTTGCAAGTTATGGGACTTTCTCTACGGGCATTAATATACGGAACTTGCATAACATTGTTTTTGCTAGTCCTAGCAAATCTAGGATAAGAAATTTACAAAGTATTGGAAGAGGATTAAGATTAAAAGACGATAACAGCGCAGCCACTTTATATGATCTAGCTGATGATATTTCGTATAAGGGTAAAGAGAATTATACGTTACATCACTTTAAAGAAAGAATAAATATATACAACAGCGAGGATTTTAATTACGAAATTCATAACGTGGAGTTAACCAATGGTAGAAAAGACGATGCCCAATCCGATTAAGATAATCAAGTTAATTAATGGTGATGATATAGTTTGTTCATTACCAGCAGAACAACTTGGTGAAAAATCATCTATGTTAAGATTGAATAGACCTTTACAAGTTAAATATATTCCTCAGTTTACAGCTCAAGGATTAAAAGACTATGTAGCTCTTATCAAATGGTCTCCATATACAAGAGATGCAATCCTAACTATTCCAAAAGATAAAATATTAACTATTGTAAATGCTAATCCTGATATGAGTAAAAGTTATGCGCATGTTGTATTGGGATATGATAAGTCCGAGCCGTTAGCCAGAAAAGAGAAACCTACCGTCTTTAAAAGAGAAAGATTAAGTGATGAGGATAACGACCGAGTAAATGAAATATTTGAAGAAGAAGAACTTGATGATTATGAGATTCCTGGAAAGACTATACACTAATAGACTCTATTCCTCTGATCGCTCAACAAGCTCAGTATAACAAATTATTATGAAAAAGTCAACCCTGATTCCCAACATATCTGTAAATTATACAGTAGATCATAACAAACATAAAGCAGTGTTATTAGACTATTTTTCTAAAGAACCTAATAGACATACGACTGATGGCGATAATATATCAAATACTGATTGGAAAGATAATGGAAATAGAGATAGAGAATGGATACACTATTTCAAAGATAATGTATTTAATCAAATACAAAATCATCTATTAGATGATAGATTAGCAACTAAAGTAACAATACATAATATTTGGTTTCAACAATACGAACAAAATGACTATCATGGTTGGCATACACATACCAACACTCAATTTACTAACGTTTACTATGTAGAATTACCTGATGTAAGTATGAAAACTGAAATATTAGGAGAAGAAGACATTGAAATAAGAGAAGGTGATATATTATCTTTTCCGGCATATATGTTTCATAGGTCTAAAGAAAATAAATCAACCCAAAGAAAAACAGTCATATCTTTTAATACAAGTTTTGACTGTATTAACATTGACATTTTAAACAAAATGTAGTATATTAATAATATGAGTAAAGCAAAAAAAGAACATTACGTTAATAACAAAGAATTCTTGGCCGCTATGGTCGAGTATAAAAAAGGTGTAAACAAAGCATTAAGAAAAAAAACAGATAAACCACCAGTGACTAATTACATTGGTAGTTGTTTTTTAAAGATAGCGAATCACTTATCTTATAGACCTAACTTTATCAATTATACATTTAGAGACGATATGGTTAGTGATGGTATTGAAAACTGTCTACAATACCTAGACAATTTTAACCCAGCTAAATCAAGTAATCCTTTCGCATACTTTACACAAATAATCTATTACGCATTTATAAGAAGAATACAAAAAGAAAAGAAACAAACTACTATCAAACATAAACTTATTATGGATAGTAATTATGATGATGTGGCTCTTCAGCCAGGTGATGATGCAGAATTTAAAAATCAATTTAGAGAATTCTTACAAAAGAACTTAAAGATGGACGATACTCAACCTAAAAAAGTTGAGAAGAAAGTTAAAAAGAAAAGAGTAAGAAAATCTACATCTAAACTGTTTCACTAAAATATGAAAATAGCTTTGTTAAATGATACGCACTTTGGTGCGAGGAATGATAGTCCAGCCTTCTTGGATTATTTTATGCGATTCTATAATGAGATATTTTTTCCATATCTTAAAGAGAATAATATAACAACACTTATACATTTAGGTGATGTTGTTGATAGAAGAAAATTTATTAACTTTAAAACAGCACATACATTTAGAGAAGACTTTATGCACCGATTGTATAAAGAAGGTATTGACACACATATTATACTTGGTAACCACGATACTTATTATAAGAATACAAATGAAGTAAATGCTATTAAAGAACTATGTACAACATTTGATGGTATAAAAGAACCTTGGATATATGAAAAGGCTACAACAAAAAATTTTGGCGGCACCGATATTTGTTTAATACCTTGGATATGTGATGATAATTACGAACACTCTATTAATGAAATAGAAACTAGTAAAGCTCAAATTGCTTTAGGTCATTTAGAAATTAAAGGTTTTGAAATGCACAATGGTGCTTTTAATAACCAAGGTTTAGATAAGAAGATGTTTCACAGATTCGAAAAAGTTATATCTGGTCACTTTCATAAAAAATCTGATGATGGTCAAATACACTATTGTGGTTCTCAATATGAAATTACTTGGTCAGACTATAAGTGTCCAAAAGGGTTTCATATATTAGATACAGAAACTAGAGAACTAACCAGAGTACCTAATCCAATTAGAATACATAAAAAACTAATTTATAATGATAAAGAAAATGATTACCACAATATGGATTTATCACACTTTAAAGATACCTTTGTAAAAGTTTTTGTAACAAACAAAACAAACGAAGAAATGTTTAATAATTTAATTGATAGATTACATAATACTGTAGACACACACGAAGTTAATATTATAGAAGATTTAAATACAGACATAACAGCATCTGTAAAAGATAACGTATTAGAAGAAGGAGAAGATACACTTACTTTTTTAGGTAACTATGTAGAACAAATAGATAGTGATTTAGATAAAAATAAGCTTAAAGAAGTTATGAAAGATTTATATACTGAAGCAAGTGAAAGATGATATTATTTAAAAAGATTAGATGGAAGAATTTTCTATCTACAGGAAACAGCTTTGTTGAAATAGAACTAAACAAGTCACAAATGACTTTGATGATTGGTGCTAATGGTTCTGGTAAATCAACTATGTTAGACGCATTAACCTTTGCGTTATTCAATAGACCTTTTAGACAAATTAAAAAAGAACAAATTATAAACACTATCAATAATGGTGAAACTTTAGTAGAGCTAGAGTTTCAAATAGGTACAAAAAACTTTAAAGTTATAAGAGGTATTAAACCTACTATATTTGAAATCTATTCTGATGGAGTATTACAAAACCAAGACGCCTCTAGTGTTGACTATCAAAAAATTTTAGAAGATCAAATATTAAGATTAAATTATAGAGCGTTTAAACAAATTGCTGTATTAGGTTCTTCTTCTTATCAACCATTTATGCAGATGCGACCAAGACATAGACGTGAGGTTGTAGAAGAAATACTAGACATAAGAGTATTGACACACATGGATATACTTACTAGAAATCAACAAACAGATTTAGGTAAACAAATTATAGAAGCTAGACACCAATGTGATCTAATAGAATCTAAACACGAATTACAAACAAAACACTTTAATGATTTAAAGAATAGAAGTACAGGCGACATTGATATTAAAAAAGTAAAACTACAAGAAAACAAAGACGCTACTGAATCATATTTAAGAAAGACTGAAAGATTAGAAGAAGAATATAAAGAATTAGAAACTAGCGTATCAGACAGACCACAATATGAAACGAAGTTAAAACAATTAGAAAAACTAGAAACAAAGATAGAACAAAATTTAGAAACACATAAAAAAAATTTAGAGTTTTTTGAACAAAATGATAACTGTCCAACTTGTACTCAAAAGATAGAAGAAACATTTAGAGATGAAAAGATAAACAAAGAACGAAATAAAGTAGTTACACTAAATCAAGGTATGAAAGATTTAGTAGCTGAACTAGCCAAAGTAGAAGGCAAGATTACAGAGTTTAATGGTATATCAGAAAAACTATATGATAGTAAAATTTCAATATCTAAAGTAGAATCTTCTTTAAAAGAACTTAAAAGATTTTCCGATTCATTACATAATGAAATATTACTATTAGAAGGTAAAGACGAAGACGATAAAGATATAGAAAAAAGTCTAGTAGATTTACAAGAACAATTAGAACAAACAAAAATTGAATTAAACAGAATTACTGAAGAGAAGAAATACCTAGATGTTGCTAGAGAGATACTGTCTGATAGAGGGGCTAAAGCTAAAATCATTAAGAAGTATCTACCAATTATGAATAGTTTAATTAATCAACATTTACAATCTATGGACTTCTTTGTATCATTTCATTTAGATGAAGAATTTAAAGAAGAAGTAAAAAGCAGACATAGAGATACCTTTGACTATAATAACTTTAGTGAAGGTGAGAAGATGAGAATAGATTTGGCATTAGTATTTACTTGGCGTGCTATTGCTAAGATGAAAAACAGCGCCAATACAAACTTAATGGTACTTGATGAAATATTTGATAGCTCATTAGATGGACAAGGTACAGATGACTTCTTTAAGATTGTGAATAAAATGGGCAAAGAGAATATCTTTATTATATCACATAAAGGAGATATATTATTTGATAAATTTACTAATATAATCAAGTTTGAAAAAGAACATAATTTTACGAGGTTAACAAATGGCTAAAGAAATAAAACTAATACCACCAAGTGATCCAAGAGTACAATCAGCAATCGCACCATTTAGTGACGATATGTTAAAAGATGAGGGTTTTAAAGATAGAAAAGAGTTAAGTGATTCTATGTTTGCTGCTATGAAAAAGTATGGTGGAATAGGTTTAACTTGTAATCAAGTTGGATTGCCTTTTAATATGTTTGTATTAGGAGATCATGTAGGTTTAGAAAATGGTTTAAAGATGGCTTGTTTTAATCCTATAATTATATCAACAGGTGTAGAGGAAGTTGCAATGAAAGAAGGTTGTTTAACTTTTCCATTTGTATTCTTAATGATTACAAGACCTAGAAAGTGTGTAGTCAAATATGAAGATGAAAACGGTGATTTAAAAGAAGGTAGTTTAGATGGTATGATGAGTCGGATATTTCAACACGAATACGATCATATACTTGGAAAGAATTTTACTGAACATGCTAGTAAGATGAAACTAGATAGAGCATATAAAAGGGCAGAGAAACTAATGGATAAAGCCGTAAAACGAAGAACTAGCGCTGGCGTTGACAATTAAAAACAATCCTGATACTATATACCTATGAAAGAAAAGTTTTTAGAAAACCAGACTGGTTATAGTGGTAAAGTACAATCATTATGGGGTGTACCTGTGATGTTATTTGAGAATGCCTTTTCTCTAAAACCAGCAGAATTAGAGATAATAAAAAATTTAGAATTTGACAACAGTGATGACCAAAACAATTTGGTTAAGACATCTATAAAGAAACAATTATTTAATGAGACAATTGAACTCGCAGATGTAAGAGATCAGATAAATCATTATGCCTGTAAATTTATTGATGAGATTATATGTGTAGATAATGAATTTGAGATGGTACAAAGTTGGGTAACAAAAACTAGACCTGGCGAAGAGCATCCCACACACACTCACCAAGGCGCTATTTTTAGTCTAGTTTATTATGTTGAATCTGAAAAATCAGAGCTTAGGTTTAATTATCAACAAAATTTTCTTACAAAAGGGTTTAACTTTGAGTATAATATAAAAAACTATAATATATTTAATTCACAAGAAGTGGTATACAAACCAAGAACAGGCGACATATTAATGGCTCCAGGTTATGTAACACATAAAGCGAAAAATTTAGGTACTAAAGACAAGTATGTAATAGGTGCTAATTATTTTATTAGAGGTGATGTAGGTAATTATGAAAACATTACAATAGTTAAAAATATATGACATATGTAGGTAGAGTAAGCACACCAAAAAGTAGAAAGGTCACTCCTAACGACATAGTGATGACCAAAGATACTAGTGCTAAATTTATAGTAGATTACTTTAAACCTACTGGTAAAATACTAGAGCCGTGTAGAGGAACAGGTTCTTTTTATAATCTTTTTCAAGGTGATAAAGATTGGTGCGAAATAAAAGAAGGAAAAGACTTTTTGAATTATGATAAAAAAGTTGATTGGATTATTACTAATCCACCTTTTAGTATTTTTGATAAGTTTTTATTAAAGGCATTTGAAGTTGCTGACAATATAGTGTTTTTCTGTCCCTTAATAAAAACATTTAAAGGTAAAAAATTAGATATGGAAATTAGAAAATATGGTGATATAAAAGAAATAGTACATATGGGTGGTGGTAATAAACACGGCTTTCCGTTTGGATTTTCAACAGGTTGTATTTACTATAAAAGAAACTATAAAGGCGATATAAAATATACTAGACATTATGACATATAAACCATACTTTATGAAAGACGTAATAGATAACTCTAATAAAGAGTTGTTTAATGTTATATCTACTTTCGCTGGTGGTGGAGGTTCTTCCACAGGTTATAGAATGGCTGGTGGTAAGATACTCGCTGTTAATGAGTTTGTAGAAGCAGCGATTGAAACATACAAAGAGAACTATCCAAACACACCTGTTTTACCAGATGACATAAAGAAACTTACAGGCGAAGACTTTTTAAAAATCGCTGGTATTAAGAAAGGTGAGTTAGATATACTAGATGGCTCGCCACCATGTTCTGCGTTTAGTATCGCAGGTAAAAGAGAAAAGGGTTGGGATCAAACCAAGACATATTCAGACGGAAAACAAGTAGAAAATATAGAAGACTTGTTCTTTGAATTTACTAGAATTACAGCAGACATAATGCCAAAGGTAGTTATTGGTGAAAATGTTGCTGGTATAACTATGGGCGAAGCCAAAGAATATAGAAATAAAATTATAAACGAATTTGATAAACTAGGTTATGAAACTGTATATAAAGTGATGAGTGCCGCTGACTTTGAAACACCACAAGATAGAAAAAGATGTTTCTTTGTAGCGATAAGACATGACATTATGGAAAAGGCAGGTCTTAACTTTATGACTTTAGAAAATGAGATATATCCAGACCCAGTTACACCTAAACATATAGGAGTAAAAGAAGCAATAGAAGATGTGGTTAATGACCCAGAACAAGAGAAAGAGTTATTTGATTATGTACAAAATGGCTTTCAAAAGAAGTGGATAGAACTATTAGAATTTAATCCAA